AATAGAGATATAACATTGTCTTCGTCTGAGTCTAAATACCCTGGTTCAGCTTGAAGATCAGCAACAAGGCGTCTAATATTTTTTAAGTTATCTACATCACTATCCGCTTCTATATCCTGCTCACTCTCAATTGCTTTGAAGTACTGAGTTAAAAGAACTTTAGATGGTTTAGCTTCACCAATAATCTGATTAAAGTTTAATAGCTGTAGATATTCATCTTCTAGTTGAAAAGACATCCACGGTCTGAATGAATAATATCTAAAGCCATCTCTAAGAGCTTCTGATCTAACTACCATCATTGCATTTCTTATTACAACGTTATAGTCATCTCCTTCAGGCTCTTGGACGACCTGAGCTACTATCTCATCACCATTAGCTAATTTAAACTGTGTGTAACTCATTTAATATCCACCTTTATCATTTTATAATTAAATTGCTCTTTCTCATATATCTTTACTCGTTCAATAGAGTGTAGTAATGTATAATTCTTTCTGCCTTTCCAATGTAGATCGTCAGCAACATCATATAACGTAGTAGTCTGTCCGTTATCTGATTTTCTTAGTCCTCGTCCAATAGACTGTAGAACTTTAATCTGACTCTTAGAAGGTGACGCAAATACAATATTATGTAGGTTACGTATATTAATACCAGTACTGAATGTACCAAGAGATGCTACAATGATAGAATTGCTTTGCTTCTCTACTATCTTACGTATTGCTTCTCTGTCTGATGTATCTACTTCTCCAGATACAAAGAACACTTTACGTCCTTCTTCTACCTTACTATTTATCAACTCATAGAGAGGTTTGCCATGAGCGTCCACACGGTTAAATAAGACAAGAGTATTTCCCTTAGCAGATAAAGCCAGATTAGAAATGAGCCTGTTACGCCCAGTATTTCCAATAATGAACTCAATTTCCTCTTGATAAGTTTTCTTTCCAAAATCTTCTCTTACTTGTTGTGTGTAGTTTAATAATAATACTTTAATATCTAGCGGTGCTAGAGTTTCGTTATCTTGTAATTTCTTTGTAGTAGTAACCTGATATACAGGACCAAATAATCCTTCAAGTACTAGCTTATGAGTTAATGTACCGTCTAATGTGCCTGTGAACCCATACCTATATTTAGCTAGGGTAGCTTTGTTCATAATCGAGGAGAGAGACTTTGACTTAAATCCGTGGCACTCATCTCCAAGTACCATACCAAACTGTTCGAACCATTTTCTAGGAAGCTTATAAATAGATTGCCAGGTGCTAATAATGATAGGTTTATTAGTGACTTTATCTCGGCCTGAATATATTTTATGTAGTTCATTTTCGCTCATTCCATAGTCTATAAAATCTTGATGCATTTGTTCAACAAGAGATGTGGTAGGTACAATAACAAGTACTCGGTCAGCTTTTGATTTCTCTATATACTGTAACCAATATTTAGCAATGAGATAAATTATAAATGATTTACCTGAACCTGTAGGAGATAAAAGAATTGCTCGAGATCTTGTTAGGGCTGTTTCAATGGCATCGTATTGGTAATCTCGAGGCTGAAATGGAAGCCCTGCGTCAGAAAGTAGATCAGGTAGTGATTGAAGAGGTTCAGCAGCCGGTACCGGAAATCCAAAATCAGACTCTTCTGTGTCAACAGAATAAGATCGCTCAATTGCAAACTTTACTAAATAAGCATATAGCCCAGCAGGAAGCTCTCCGTTCATGCGATTAAAAAGCTTTATCTTTCCATCCCATACTTTGTTCTTATATGCAGGCATAAACTTATAACCTGGAACATAGAATGAGAAGTAATCAGATAGCTCTGCTGCATGACCAGCTTCACAATCTACATACAACATGCTATAGTCTTTTAATCGTACAGTAAAGTCAACCATTCTCTTTTAATTCTTTATACTTCTGTCTTACATCTAAAAACTGTTGTAAGTACTCATGTGTGTTAATCTTAAAGACCTGAGGTTCATTGTGATCCACTGTGATCAATATGACCCCTTGTCTGATAGGGACTCCCGTTCTCTCATAGAAGGCCGCAGCGTAGAACGATGCTTGTATAAAGTAGTTCGTTATCCACTCTATCTTCTTAGGTTTACGAGATGTCTTAAAATCTACTATAGATAGCTCTCCGTCAAACTCAGCTATACAGTCAACCTGACCAGCACATTTAAGTCTATCACTATAGAGATATTCTTCTTGAAACCATACATTATTTAATCTATTATCAATGATATCTTTTAGATGACTGAATGTGTATAGGTTATTAGGCATAGCCTTACCTTTCCAATCATCTACATTATCTATATAGTCTTCCGCTAACTTATGTACAGATGTACCTCTTGTGGCAGCTTGATGAGATATCTTATTAGCTTCTTCTTCGCCAACTCTTTTACGCCACTTCATAATAGAGTCTACACTGAGAATATTAAGTACTGTTGTAATAGAAGGATAAGCATTACCATCTGGGGTAAAGTACTTACGACCTTTCTCAGTAGTTTTTCTAGTCATTTTAGGTAGAGTGATACCATGATCAACGTGGGTAAACATTATTAGTTACCTGCCTCAAATTGTTTCCATTTTATAATATTGCCGATAGTCTGATGTCGCCAATTTAGATTGTTTACTATCTCAGTAAGAGTTTCTATTACAGTCTTCCAATACTGAACTCTCTCTTCGCTTTGTTGGATCTCTGGATCACTATCATAGTAGTATTCCATCTCACCTTTCATAACCTTAAGTCCGTCAAACGGATCAGGTTCCCATCCAAGAGCTTCTATAGACTCTCTATCCATCTTACCATTATAGTATAGCCATTTTTTCTTTAGTAACGTCTTCTGTTTAAACTCAGAACGTTTCTTAGCTAGCTTAGCCTCAGCTAGCCACTGTAGATATTTAGCATGTAGTGAAGGAGTAGCTCTCGACGTCTCGTCTAAAGCAGTTCTTTGTATAACACTATCATTCGCCCATTCTTCTAGAATGTTTTTCAAATCCATAATATAACCTCATTATTTAATCTAATTCAAAGTAAGAGAACCTAAACGTAACTGGAAAAGTAATTGCAATAGTATCACCAGCAACAGCTGACATATCCATCTGACCTAAGCTCGTCGGTACACAATCTATATATCTAATCGTTCTAGTAACATTATTATGACTACTCAGCATTGCTAGAGTAATATCAGTTGTAGTAGGAGGAGCAGTATCTGTCATAGATCTATTTAATCTTGACCTCTCAGGCTTTTGTACCATTCTATGCAACCAATTATACATCTCAGTATACGAATTCATATTCTCGTCAACTACTATTATAGCTTCTAGTTCACCAAAAGTCAACTTGTCTCCTGGTATAGCTAGATTACCTATACGTGAGTAAGGTACTTCAGCAACTGGTACAGAGATGTTAGGATGAGATACATTCTGACAAAAGAACTCTAGATTAGCAAAGTTCTTTCTATCTACAATTAGTTTAAACGCAGTAGGTTGTAATAGATTAAGATTATTTAATCCAGTTGTTGTACCTGTAAGCGCTGTATCTACATTGACAGTAGATGTGGGATCTAATGTTGGCATTATATGTCTCCTATTCACATGTATTTATATAGGTTTTAAACATAAAAAAAGGGCGACCGAAGCCGCCCAAGTTATTTTCCGTATCTAAGCCCTATGCTGGGTTTAAGATATTGTCTACGCGGAAGATTCTGTAGTACTGGTTAGCGCGAGCTGAACCAATGTCGTCGCCTGGTGTTGAACCTACGAATGGGTTAGCAACCATACCGTAACGAGTTTTAAACCCGATGCGTGGTTGGAAATCATTCTCGCCAACTGCACGAACCATAGTTAATGGTACGTATGGGCAATAGAAGATACCTGCGTCATATGCGTTTGTACCTTTGTATCCAACTGTGATATAATCAGCAGTTGCATATGGATCGATGTATACTTTCATACGACCGTTTAAAGTACCAGCAAATGTGTTGCCTGTGTCGTCTACGTTCAACGCAGTGTTCATTGCAGGTGTATAGTCTAGCATACCTGATGCTGACAATGCTGTTGCAACGTCTGAAGAACAGATAACGATGTTACCTTTTCCTCTACGAGTGTCTTTTGCGATTTGGTTAGCTTCACGATCAAGCTGTACAACTAGACCTTTGAATTTCTCAGCTGACCAACGACCATCTGCATCTGTTGATAGATCAAAGATACCTTGCTTAGTAGCGTTAGCAGTTGTGAAACCAGTTTTAGCACGAGAGTTGATTGTACGAATCACTTCACGGTTAATTTCAGCTAAGATTTCTGTTGACAAGATGTTTGCCAATTCTGTCTCAGCGTCTAGACCATGAATCGCTTTCAAGTCTTGAGCTAGCTCTAGTGTGTATTCAGCTTTCAAAGCACGTGACTTAGCTGTCACAGTTGCTTTTTCAATGGTGAAACCCATTTCAGCGAAAGAAGACTCACCAGTTGTACCTAGTTGCTCAGCATTCGCAGTAGTCATACCACCACCGAATGTTGGGATAGCACCAGCTGAATCAACGTTAGCTAATCCACCAATACCTGAACCATCAGCGCCTTGTGTACCAGCTGAGTCACCTGAGAAGCCACTTACTGCTTCTGGGAACAATGCTTCATTGTTTGCAGTTGCGCCTGCACGTGTTGTTTTGTACTTTGACTTCATTGCGAAGATCAAGCCTGTTGGACCTGACATTGGCTGAACACCACATACGTCATAAGCCATCATGTTTGGCATAGCACGACGTACTAGTGAGATTAGTACTGGGTTCCAGTTAGCTGCAACTGATGTGTTATTAGCTGCTGCATCTTCCGTCATCATTGAGGCTTGTTCGCCTTGCTCACGGATTGCTTTTTCTGTGTTCTCAAGAACAACAGCAGTAACGGCACGTTTGTGTGCGTCACCAATGTTTCCGGCTGACTCTTCGTTCAATACCGGAGACCATTTCTCTACGAGACGATCATAAGTTTCCATAATTGGATCTCCTAATTACTTATTTGATTTGCGTAATGCGTTAATATACTGTTCCATCATTGGAGATACTTCTACTTCATCTGAAGCGTCTGTTTCTTCTGTGATAATGGACTCAGCTGTTTTGGTTTTTGCGAAGTATGATTCTTTCAACGTAGCAACTTTCTGACCGAAAGCTTTTTCGTTTTCAAAATCTACTGACTCTGCAAGTGATGTTAGCTTTTCAACTTGTGTTTCTGCTAAGTCTTTTGACGCTTCACGGATAACCGCTGCACGCTTCAAAGATACTAGCTCTTCACTAATTGCCATAGCTTTTATTGTAGCTTCGTTAACTTGAGCTTCTAACTCTTCGTTAGCTTCTGCTAATTCATCAACTAGGTCGATTTTGGAATCGGGGACAGCAATATAAGATTCTGTGAACACGTCTTTCAACTTGCCCATAAAGCCTTCTGCAATCTCGGTACGAAGTCCTGAGTGGATTGCTAGTTTGTTGTCTTCCATCCATTGCTCAACTACATAGTTAAGATAGCTGTCTACTTTCTCTACAAGATCTGCTTTCGTTGTAGATACTTCTTCTGCTAATTGCTCAGCATATTCAGTTTCTAAACGATCGATCTCTTCTGAGATTTTTGACTTAACCGCTGCTTCAAAAATAACTGCTGTTTTGGCTTTAAATTCTTCTGACAGTGTTGCCTCAGATTCTACAAGCGCATTCAGGTCGTCACTAAAGTCTCCATCAAAATCTACATCTTCGGCCTTCATTGCCTTGCCAGCAGCTTTTAATTCAGACGGTTGGCTGTTACTCTTGTCACCCTTACGCTTTGGCGCTTTAGGTCCCTTCTTCTCAGCTGCATCTACAGATGCAATTGATTGAGCTTCAGCATTCTTCGGATCGTGAGCTTCTTCGATTTCCTCGTCGAGCACAACATCCTAGTCTACTTGATCAGTCATAATTGACTCCTTACAATTTAGTTTTCATTAACGAGAGGAAATTCTTAAACTCACGAGTCTGTACCTCATAGAGGTCAGATCGTGGAGCCTTCTTAATTTCAGTCTCCATTTGTTCAATTACTTGAGATTC